TTGAACAGTAATCTTTCCTTGATTACGAATACGAATTTCTGCCATGACATTAGTTTTGGTATTTGTATCTAATTATAACGACTCCAGAACCACCAGCGCCTCCAGCATTACCAAAGTAAGGAGAGCCATAAAAACTACCTCCGCCACCACCACCACCAGTGTTAGCTGTGCCTGCAGTTCCACCTGCACTTGTTGATCCTGGTGCAGGACCACCAGCACCTCCGCCGCCAGGTCCACCAGGACCACTACCAGTAGGAGTGCCTGGATAAGCGGGACCAGATGAATGTGCTCCACCTCCGCCACCTGCTCTTGTGACAGGACTGCCTGTAATAGAATTAGTTGCACCACCGCCACCAGTACCAGTTGAAGCTGGTCTACCAGGATCTCCAGCGTTTATAGCGCCGCCTCCGCCGCCTCCGCCGTAACCACTTCCAGAGTTAGTTCCATTACCTCCGTTTTGTCCTTGTGCAGGACTTACAGGAGGAGTGTTTCCAGTGCCACCAGCAGAAGCATTATAACTACCACCGCCACCTGAACCACCAGGTCCACCTGGGTTTCTTTCAGGAGCAGGTCCATCACTTGTTGATCCTCTTCCGCCGCCAGCAGATGATATCGTTGAAAAAGTTGAAGTACTCCCTTGAACACCCATTCCTCCACTACCATCAGAACCACCAACACCAGCAGCACCACCACCGCCTACAGTAATTGGATATGATGTAACCGATAAAGTTAAACCGCTTGTAGCAGCTATAGGTGATCTTGCAGGATAGTAAGGATCAGAAGGCACAGCGCCTTCACGAAAACCTCCAGCTCCACCGCCTCCACCTCTTAATCCAGCGCCTCCACCACCGCCAGCTACTACGGTATAAGAAGCAGTCGCTCCGCCACCAGCAGTATTGCCAATTGCTGAAACAGCAAATGTTCCATCACCTGTAAATGTATGAATTTTGTAATCACCACTTGTTGTTATAGTGCCGCCAGTCGCCGTTATATATGTGCTTTGAGTTCCACCTTGATCAGCAACACTTGTAACAAGCCAACCTTGTGTTGAATCTACATACACAATCTGAAGTGCTTCTCTATCTCTAGAAAAAACAGCATCATCAGTAGCACCTTGTATTTTTTCAGATCCATTTGCGGATACAGTGCAATTGTTATCATCCCATGTGCCAGCATAATCAGCTAAAGCCACTTGAGCTCCTGCAGACCCAGCAGGTAAATTTACAGTAATAGCTCCACCAGTAGTGTTAACAAAATAACCCTTACCAGCTACTGCCGTAAATGTACTTGTTTTAATGTCGCTTGTTTGCCAGTCTATAGCTCCAAAGCCAGTTGCGGTCCCACTATTAGAAATAGTTCCTGCAATATTTAACGTGGCTCCTGACGGCAACGTGATTGTGTCACCTGACGCCCCAACTTGTAAAGCCGTGCCAGACTGTGGTTCAATCTTATCTGTTTTTAAAGTATTATTTACACCGTCTAATTCTATTGTCATACTATCACCACATTACCTGTAATTGTTTGTGTGCCAGTAACTGTGACTGGTCCAGCTAAAACTCCTGAATCTATTGTTTGATCATCACTTAACGTTGAATTGTGCGTAGTTACATAAGTAGTAGCAGTCATCGATGCTGATGGTGCTTTTGAAGCTGGGTATGTACAAAACACATCTTTTGTGCCTGAAGATAAACTTACGGCTGAATCACTATTTGAACTTGAAATAATTGTATCTCTCGACAAAGTATCAGGTGAAGCATCTGTAACTGTTCCTATTCCAACTTCAAACTCATTAGCGGTTTGATGTGAAATACAATAAAAACATGTATTAGTTGTACCAATACCTGCTACAAAAGTTTCAAACGTATCCGCAGCTCCAGCCAAATTAATTGTGCCAGTGCCAGTCGAAGTGGTCGTTTCTTTTACTCTGTCATTTAGGACAAAAGCCATAAAGCTCCCTCCTTACGATATTCTTATAATAGCGTCACTTGTGTTCGCTGCAGGGAACTGCACAGTGAATGTACCGTTACTTGCCGTGAAATCACCACCAAATGCTAGAATACAAACACAGTTAGTTGTACCAGATCCACCGTCAGTAGTCGTGTTGTAAATCATAGCTCCATTAGCTGTAAAACTAGCTGAGGTAAATTCTGCATCTGCAAAATCTACGAAAGCTGTAGTAGCTGATGATGAGCTTGTTACACCATTTCTAGTTAAAGTTTTTCCGCCAGCAGTATAAGCTGATCCAGATGTGTTAGTTATTTCATTTGATGTGCTGTAACCTGTTGTCGTTGCACCTAAGCTTGCTGAAGATGTATACAAAGCCAACTTAAATGTATGACCGCCAGACGCAGCAAAGTCATGCTTTCCTTCCAAAAGTTCACCTTTGAAAGTGTTGCATATAGCTGATGTAATTGCCATTTTATCTCCTATGGTTGTTTCGAATCTAAAGGTAAACGAAGAACACCATCATAGTATTCATCACGCCTTCTTCTTCCGTTTTGTTCAATTTGCAAGCCTTGTAATGCTTGTTGATAGCCTTGTTCATAGTATTGCAACATATTGTCAGGCCCTTTGAGAAACCTAAATGCTTCGCTTAACGCAGCATAAAGTAAAACCTTTGGAGCATTTGTTCCCACCCAAGTTGTAGTATTGGATGAGGACAATCCTGTTGGTTGCTTGTTCAAAGCTAATTCAATATTATATGCTGAATTTGGAGTAGGCGCAAGATATAAGGTGTCTTGATCCCACATTGCATAGTATTTCGGTTTACTTTGAGTATCCCTGTTTGGCCAATACTCATTCATAAATGTAATGTCTTTTTGCTCTAAATAATCTCGAGTTGGACTAGCTGCTGTATAAATCTGTGCTGATCTTACAAAAGCAATATTATCTGTATTAGCTCCTGGTAAGGATACAAAAGGGTTACCAGCTGTCAAAGTGGCAAATTGATATGATCTAAATATATCAAGATCAACTTCTCTAAATATTCTTTTTTCTGCGTGCTCTATAAAATCATTGACTATAGTATCACTTAAAACATCAGATGTTGTTTCTGTATAATCTCTAATTTGAGTAACTAATTCAGAATATGTTGTCATGATATTACCACTGTTGGACTACCTACTGAACTTTGCATTTTAATATCTTTGTTTTGTGTTTCTGGTTGCATTGTATTAACTATAACAGTTTCAAATGCACCTGGTGCAGGTATTGGATTAAATTGTGAAATACTTTGAGTTACAACGCCAAAAATATTTCTTGCAACTAAATTAATACCTAAGTCTACAGTAGCACTTATAATTTGTGGTTTTGCATTTTCCAGAGATTGTGGATCAGTAGGATGATATCTTGGATCAAGTTGTGGATGTTTTGGTTCAAACTCACTTATGTGAACAGTAGAGCCATTCCACTCTTTTACCATTTCGTTGTAAGGAAAAGCTAAACCAGATCTGTCAGAAATTCTTTTTGCAAATCTACCACTTGCATATTTCGGCATTAATAACCTCCACCGCTAGGATAGTATGTTGATGGTGTAATATAGATACTAGTTCTAGAACCATCTTCATCAGCTGCTCTTTTAAACTCATCTTCATATAATAATTTTAAAGCTTGCATTCTATCTGGCGCTTTTTTCATAGATATGTAATAAGCTAAACCTGCTACAAGACATGGAAGAAAACGAAAAGGAATCTCAGAATTGTTTGTATAGTCGCCAGAATCAGACATGCGAACAAGAGCATAATATATTAGAGTATAAGCTGTATCAGCTGCAGGATATAGATATAGTGTTGGGCTTATCGTACGTTCAAAATAGTATTGAGTTGGTCTTCCGCTGGTCGTTTTAACTGTATAGTTCCAATACTGCGCTCTAGCTATTGCAGTAGTAGAATAATCATTATTACTTGAATCTCTTATAATTACATCTGTTATATCTACAATTTGTTGTGAATCATCTGAACCTGAACCAAACAAATTTGTCCCTGTTAAATTGGTTGTATTTGCTGCTAATGTTTTTTCTTGTTTTTTAACAGTCCATAGATTTATACCTCTGTTTGCCCATTCAGCAAGCATAAGATTAAGAGAACGTTTTGCAGTCTGCAAATCATATCCATTACGAATTTGCAAACCGCAACGTTCAAATGCTTCTTGACAGATTTGATCAATTGTCAAATCAAAGTTAGATGTTGAAGCGTAGGTTGGCATCTATTTTGCTACCTTTTTTTTCTTACCCTTCATCATTCCGCCGCCTCTTTTCTTGACAACTTTTTTCTTACCGTTCATGGCAGCTCCGCCGCCCATCATACCCATAGCTTTTCTAGGAGAAACTTTTCCTCCCATCATCATAGCCATTGGATCTTTCATCATTCCGCCGCCTCTTTTCTTGACAACTTTTTTCTTAACCTTGCCGCCACGTTTCATCATGCCGACTTGTTTTTTCTTACCCATCATATTGACCTCCGAATATTCGTTTATAGGTTTTAGCTCTAGATACCACAACGTCTTGATAGTATCCTTTTGGCCACTTATTGTAATAACCAGCCTTGTGTAGTTTATCAGAAGCTTCCTGTAATTGCGAGAACTTTTGTGCTAACATCATGGAGTACCTTAAATCGCTCTCTACAACAGGGGTGTCCCCATTTGGAGTGACGAGAAATTCTTGCTCCTCCTCGTTGGCTGGGTTGCTGGGATGAAAACCCATAAAAAATATATCCTTTTTATTATACCAATTATTGTACGCATCTATAATGTCCTGAAACTCCTCTAAAGAGTAATTAAAGTAAGGGTCACAAAATATCAATATTTCATGAACAGAAAAATCTAATTGTTTTAAATGTTGATTTAATTCTGTTTTGTACCATCTATTTTTTCTTTTGACTTCAACAACAATTTTATTATCTTCCCATGTTTTTTTTGCAAATGGGCATGCTGGAAACCCATCCAAATGTTTATTTGGTATTTCTAAAAAATGTTCAGACCACTTACGTACGTCTTTTTTTATTTCCTTTTCTAATGGCATTTTTACCTTTTTTAAATATACTTGCTACTTTATTTTTTCCCATTACTTTAGCACGTTGTTCACCAACTGTTAATATTTGAATTTTTCTTGCAAAAGGTTTTTTAACTTTTTTAACTTTTTTAACAGTTTTGGTAGCATCACTAGGAGTAGCAAACTTAATACCCACAGTGTCACGAGGATTTTCGTCAGTATAGAGACGTCTTCCACTACCTTTTGGTTTTTTCCCTGTTCCTACTTTAGGATCTTTTTTAGAAGACACCTCTAAAACCAAAACCTTTCTGTGCTACTCCAGCTCTTCTTTGGTTTGTTATTAAACCGCCTGTTGCTGCAAATGTTTTAACGTTAGTTGGTTTTCCTCCAACACCTTGTGCTTTAGATCTTTTTCTTTTAACTGCTGATTTTCTTTGACTCTCTGTCATTCTTGCAGCTTTAGCTGCTGGAACACATTTTGGATATTTTCTTTTTGCGTCGGCTTTTTGTTTTGATCTTCCACATTTTTTAAAACCACCACCTTTTTTCTTTGAGCCTATGTCGACCCAATCTTGTTTAAACCACTTAGCTAAGCCTTTATGACCTGACATTTTAATTAAACTTAGTTACTTTTCTTTTACTTCCAGCTACAGCACCGCAACCTCTTGCCACTCCGCCGTTATTAAACTGAGAAACTTTTTTTCTTTCTTGAGATAACTTGTTAAAATCAATAACACCACCAGAAGCTCTTTTTGGCCCTTTAAAATCTTTTCTTTTTACACCACTTGGATCTTTTATTTTTCCTGCACATATTTTTGATGCGTATGCATTAGCATATGCACTTGGATAAACTTTAAATTTTCTCTTAGCTGCTGCTTTACCTCTAGGACATAATTTAGTCATTTTTTCCTCGCTGTCTGTTTTGCTCTTTTAAAATTAGCTGCGGTAGGCGCACCTTTAGCACCTTTTTTTCGCATTTTGCCACCACGTTTTCTTTTAGCATGTATATTAGCATATAGTCCTTTTCTCATCCTTGACCTCTGTATTTAACGTACTGGCGTCTTTTATTTTTGTTCTTTGGCCTACTGCGTGGAGAACGCCCTATACTAGTCCTTTTTTTGATAGGTGTAAAGTATTCGTTAGTAGGTGGTTTAGCCATACCTACATTTGTGATAAAGGGTTTTCTAATGCGAGTTTTATTCTTTTATCTATTTTCTCTTCTAGCTCAGTCATGGCTTGTTCCAACTTATCCTTTAATAATTCCATGTCTTCCTGAATGTCCTTCGTGGTTTGTCTTAACTCCTGGTTGGTTTCTCTCGAATCTTCTTTGACCAACTGCTCTACATCATTTACAATTTTCTCAACTCTTCTGACATCTTGTCGTAAATCATTTTTTAATTCATTAGCTACATCACTAACTAGTCTTATCTCAGACATGATCATTTCCATTTCTTGCATAATCATATTTACTTCTGTTTGTATGAGATCTGTTTTGCTTTTCATTTCTTCTTTTGTAAGAGCTATTTGTTTATCGAACCCAGATAAATCTGGTGCAACATATTCTTGTATCTGTTCTTTCATTGTTAGGTAATCTTTGTAAAATTCAAAACCACCCCACAAAGCACCGCCTGCTGTTGTTAACGCTGTAAGTATGACAAATA